GATGCGTTTTGACAAACAATCTCGATGGCCGGCAAACTCTCACCGTCGTCCGACGGCAAAGTGATCTCCAGCGGGAATGCGATGTACTCCTGGCCGCGAGAGACGATCTTGTCAATGTTGTTGACTAAGCGAATCGGCGTCGGAATTGCGCCGCCTGAGAATGTCAGCAGGAAAAGAAAAACCTCTTTGGTGTTCGGGTCGAGTGCCGCTTTGACAAGTCGCTGAGAGAAGGCCATGTCAAACCTCATCCAGTTGGCAGGAGACAGACCATGTTAGCGGCCCGACTGATGCGATACTTGGTGGCCCCTTGAACTTGAATGTCGCTGGAGCACCTGAGATCGGCTTGAGCCAATCGAACGGCAATGTACCTTGCGCCAGGTCGATGTTGTAGAAATCTACGAACGCCAAGTATTGGGCGCGATCGACCCAGATAGTCATCGTCGCAGAGATCCTGGTGCGTGTGTATCGTGGTCGAGAAATGCTCGGTCCGACATCAGGGTTTGAGCGAACCACTCCGTCAATCATGGTCTCGGAGTAGTCATAATTCGGGTTGTCTTGCAATATTGCTGGATATTGAGGATTAGGCATCATCGAGCTCCTTGTCTGCGTAGGCCGTAGGTCGAGCCCATCGCCTTGTCGAACTGGCCGCTGGAAATTCCTTCAGCGACAGCCTTCTTGATATAAATATCAATCACCTTCCCACCATCTGGCGAGCTGCGTTGTTTCGTCTCGACTTGACCGCCGTTTTGGTTGTAGACGTTGACCTGCGTGCCACCGCCTGAAGTGGCAGCAGAGACACCTAGTTTGCCGTCAGGGCCGCGACGCAATGGCATCACGGCCTCCGGCCCACTCTCACCCATCAGACCTCGACCTGTGGCCATGGGGAAGAACTTCGGGTTGGTAACTACACCACCTCGAGCGAATGGGAGAACGTTGCCGCCGTCGTAGACGTTGCCTGTCGCATTTGGCAGAGCCGCCTCATAATTCATAACCCACTTATTAGTGGCGTTGAGGTCAGACCTTCTCGTAAAAAAATCTGTAATACCAACATTCATACCATTAACTAATGGGGCAATTACCTGCGTCTTGAGTATCACCTCAGCGATTGTTCTAGCCAAACCCGCCATCACATCTGTGAGTTTCTTAGCGTTCAGTATCGCGTCAGTGAATGAGTTACCAATAGCAGTGGTAACACCGCTGATGGCCTGGCTTTGCCGTGCGTATTCCTCTTTTAAACCGGCCAGTCTTTTCTCATAACCCTCAATTGACATGTTGGTGTTTAAATAAAGGTAATCAAGCTCCTTTACTTTTTGATTGTATTTTTCTTGCGCAGTGACATTGTTCTCCATCATTGCGTTGGCTTTTGCTTGAAGCTGGTTCCTGTTTTCGAGTGCCTCCTGTTTTTTATATTCAGTAACCAGCTGCTCAGTCTGAGCCTTAGTCAGACGAGATGTACCTTCCTCTTGAGCGCGTTCAAGCTCGATAATCTTTTTTCGCGCGTCAGTTGTTTTTAATAAAGCGGCCTCAACACTGTACTCAGAACTCGACAACCTGAGGTTTTCTTCAGAAAGCATCTGCGCTGCATTTTTCTGATCAATTACCAGCTTTTTGAAATACTCGAGATCGGCTTTCGCTTGGTCCGCAGACTTTTTAATATCGCTTGTGGTGCTCAAGTCACCGCTAGCGATACGACCCTGCAGTTCAGTGATTTGTTTAAAACTCTCAGTGTATTTTGAACGCTGGTCGTTTAACCGAGCCTCTTGTTCCAGTTGCTTTTTGTAAGCCTCAGGTAGAGCGACCCCTGTTACTTTTGAATACTCTGTTGCTGCTTTGACTACTTCCCCCAACACCCTCTTCTCTTCAGCCAAGTTCTCCAATCTCTCGGTACTTCCGAGAGCAGTTTTGCTGTAATTACTTCTGATACTTTGGAGTTCTCTAGTCAGTCCCGCAGGTACCCCAGTCAACTGCTCGATGTTATCTTCTTTGGTGACGTCACGAACCCAACTCGATGGATCAAAACCATCACTTGTTGAACCGGCGTTGGAGTCGTAAGACTCACTTTTTGCTTTTGCATATGCTGCCCTACTCGCAGCGGCCCTGGCGACTATGCCAAATGTGCCGAGCACCGCATCAAGTTGGCTACCTATCCCTCCGAGTAGGTCAATGTCGTTTAGACCGGCCAGACTTTTATTCAGTTCGAGTGAAGCCAAAACCCATTTTCTTGTAGCTACATCGGCCTCTTTAAATTGAGTAATGACACCGTCCATATCCTGACGAGTCGGGAGCTTGATGGACTCTTGCAACAAATTTAGAGATTTGGTTGTTGCTTCGATTGCCTCTTCTGTTGTCAACGATCCTTTTGTGAGACTTTTAAACGCATCCACGGCAACAGGAACCAGCGCAGCAACGACACCGATGGCCGCACCCATTGCACCGAACCCCATCAACATCTGTGGTGCTTGCTGGCCGAACGCCCTGAAGGCATCCTGACCACCAGTCACCTGGACAATAAAGTCCTGGAGCTGATAGCTGGTGTTTTGAATACCGCGCTGCATGTTCTTGAGCCCGCCGGTCGACGCCTGGGCGCTGGTCTGCATTTTGGTTGTCGCAGAGGCGACTTGCTCAAGCTGTCGAACAGTTGCAGGGTCAACCTTGACCGTGACCCGCATTAGGAGTTCGGAGTCATTAGCCATTTAGATTTCGCCTCACCATAAATTTGATTGCCGGCCAGCGTTGGTCTTTACCAAAGCTGAAACCGAATGGGTTCTGCTCGTACCAAACATCGCTGATAGTCAGCGACTTATATTTTCTTTGCAGCGAGTTTGCGACCACCTTGGTGATGTTGACTTTTGCTCGCACACGTTTGCCCAGCGACAATCGTTCGACGCGCTTCAGACGCTTTTTCAAACTCACCGTCCCGGCCCAGTTGCCAGACTCCAGAAATCTTGCGTAGGCCTCATCGCTGGTGATTCTGATGTCAGCACCTCGCTTGGCCTTGCCGGCCGCCTCAGGCGATGATTTAACCCCGTTGACGTATACCGCCCAGGATCCTGCGATCCTGCCTGTAGATTTTGCAGCGTATGATTTTGAATATGTGACGAGCTGTACAAGTGCCTCCTCAATGGCGACCACCAAGTTGCTGCCACCTTGACCAAATTCCCAGCGATAACTTTTTCGCATCGTTTCTGCTGAGGCTCCTCGGCGGCCGTCAACATAGAATCCGACCAGCTCGTTGCCTTTATCAAGCTGCCCACTGACAACCTCAGCACCCTTGACATATGCAAATTCTTGGATCCCACGCATACCATGGTCGAGATACGCCTGGGGGATCTGCCACCCCGTGACGTATCTATTCCCGACTTTAAGTTGAAGCTCGACTGACACTTGTCACCCTCATAAATTCAATATCACAACGTTGCAACAACGTCACCGCCGCATCCGGCAACTGGTGACGCTTCTGCGCCTCCCAGTAAGTGCCGATCGGTATCGGTCCAATACCCATCCCGATCTGCCTTGCTGTGCTGAGCTCAAAAAACAAATTCAGCAACACATGTTCACCGTCGCAAAACTCTGGCCTCACATCCTCAGGTTTGATCTTGCCTCGGCGGGCGAGCGTGTCATAAAATGCCTCACGCCCAGCCCATTGCAAAGACCAGGTCAAACCCTTGATCAGTTTTTTGCTTCTGCTTCTAACTTCATCTCATATCCTGACAATGCGTTCTGGACCTTAATCCAGATCTCCTCTTTAGCCAGCGGATACTCGTCCCAGAAATTTGCAGCCTCGGCACCCTTCACACTGATCACCTGACCAGGAAAGAAAGCACGACGCTGTGCATCAGTCATATCGAACGGCGTGGCCGCGATATTTCCATCAGCACCGACCGGTAACAACTTGGCCCAGGCGAACATGAAATCGCGATTGGCTGCGATCGGCATCTTGACCGTGATCGTCACTTCGGGAGCATCGTCCAGCGTGAACGCCACGCCTTCAGTCAGGCAAAGAGGGAGTCTGTATTTTTCGAGAGACATGAGTATCCTTGTTAAAAAATAAGGTGGGCGACGAGAGAGGCCTAAGGAGTGTGAGGGACACACCTCAAACGCCGCCCGAAGCGTTTACCAGGTGTAGATGTCGAAGTAGCCGGTCTCAGTCGCTGTGGCCGAACCTGAGAAGGCCAGGCTCACCTGCTGGTCAAGACCTTCAGCGGCGCCGTCAGGGAATGTGAGCTGCACGCCGTGCAACAGCACAGTCATCCCGCCGTCCATGTTGCTGACCGTGAATCCAATCGAGACAGGCTCCTGACTGATTTTCTTGAGCATCAGGCTCCAGTTCTCATCGGCCAGGTAGGTCGAGCCGCTGACCGTGATGGTGGCTGCACCCAGCGAATACTCACGAGGCGCCAGCGAGCCCATACAGACCTGGGGCGACAGACCGTTGTTCAGTGTGATCGAAAGTGACTGGATGCAGAAGTCAGCGACTTGGCCGTCAACGATCACCAGGCCAATGTCGCTTGATGCGTTATAAGGCTGGTCGGTGCTTGCGTCAGTGATTGTGCGACCGTCTGTTGTGGCAGGGACCGGCATGGTGTAGCCATTGCCCATAAACATAAACTTGGACTTGGCAATGTTGCCATGGGCCATCTCAAGCATCATCTCGGACACCAGCATGCCGGTGTAGGTGATGGACTTCTCGGTCAAGTCGAGGTATTTCTTCTCGACAGTGTGCGAGATCGGCGTGGTGCCGATTGAGAGTTTCTCAGGACGAGTGATGGTGGCCGAGCCTGTCTCGGTTGCGATTGTCTCTTTGGCGATCTTGATCGAGGCGCCAACAGAATCAACCGAGACGACATAAGCCTGGCCGTTGTTTTTCTCTTCCGTGAAACCGGTGAGCATGATCATATCGCCCGCAGCAAACTGACTTGCCTCTGCGAATGTCAGACGACGATCAATCGCGTTGACCTCGATCGAGCTGGTCACGACCAGGGCTGGCACTGCTGTGGGCTGCATCATTGCGGCGCGAATGAATTGCGTCTGGACTGGATCGCCACTCAGTTCGCCGTTGATGTCGCCACCAACCTCGAGACCGACCTGGACCTGGCCACCGGCGGTGCGGTCAGAGCGAATCTCTGTGCTTGCCGTTGTGGATGGAGTACCTGACAGCGACTCGCTGACAAAGCGAGCTGTGACAAAATCACCAGCAGCAGGAGTCTGGCCGTAGCTGGCCTCTTCAATTGCTGTGATGCGGACTAAGTTTGATGAGGACATTTTCTAACTCCGGATAGATTGGTATTGAGAGATAAGGCAAAACCCCTGCCACGCCGATGTTCTC